CCTTGTGCTGCCTTGCCTGCACCACCTCCACCACCTCCGGCTATTTCAGCAGCTGTACCAACAACACCTTTGGCACCACCGCCGCGCATCATTGCCCCAGTGGCTACTCCAATCAATGCTGGCACTACTGCGGCTAAAATAATACCGCCAAGACTGTTTAAAAAATCAAATAGTCCACCGCCACCTTTGCCTAAAAAGCCAACAGCTTCGCCAATTATTTTAGCGTAACTTTCAAGTGCTTTTGAAAATTGTGGAAGATTTTCCATTGCAATTTGTTGTAGCTTTAGTGCAAAGTCCTGTTGGGTTTGTTGTAGGTTTGCGCCAACGTCCTTGCCGTCCTTGCCAGCTTGCTGTTGTTGTTTAATTCTTTCTTCGGCTTCTTTAACACCCTTTTCGTGTACCTTAGAGTTTTCTTTCATTAACTCACCGGCACGAGCACTCAAGTCGCCTAAGTTAGTGCCCGACGAAGCAGCGGCATTGGCCAGTGCTTCTTGATTGCCCATTTCTTTGTTAATCTGTTCGCCGTACTTGGCACGTAACTCCATTTCCTTTTCGGCTGTAAGTTTACCTGCTTTGGCCAATTGGTATTCTTCTTCGTGCATCTTCTTTAACGAAGGGCTAACAGATTCCATTACGGCCGTTGTTTTATCTGTTACTGTGCCAAAGTGTGCCATACGATCTTGTATAGCCGCGGTGCTTTCTTTGGTCATTCCCTGTAAAGCATCCATAAAGTCAGCACGAGCTTTTGGATCCATTTTTTGTAGCTCAATTTGCATACGCATTGATGAAGTGGCTGCGTCTGCTTGTGCTTGTTGTTCTTTAGCACTCTTACCAGTTAAATCTGAGATTAATTTTAAATCACGTGCATATTGTTCTGTTTGGGCAGCAACCTCCGCATTAGAAGCATTGAGTTTGCCCATTGGTCCTGCCATACGTTGCATGGTTGTAGCGTATGCGTCAGCCTGCTCTTCCATGTTCATACCAAGAGCAAACATACCCTGACGAGCTTCTTTACCACCAGCAGCCATGGCTTCAGCCATACGTTTGCTACCAGCGGACACACCCAGACCCGAACGTGTTAATGCATCAGTATTGGCCGCAGTGGCTGCACTCATTTGCTCCAGAGTCATACCACCCTCTTGGGCAGTTTTGGTCATTGCTGTCAGGCCACCGGCATAGATTGCGCCGGCTTGTCCCATCTTTTGATAACTGGCAATCATCTTGCCAGTTTGAGAAATCATAAAGTCTATGCCAGTTTTAGCTAAACTTGCTAAAGCATTGGCAGCAACACTGGCAGTTTGACCTACAGCAACTAACGCAGCGCCACCGGGTTTACCGGCTTTTTTCAGGTCTTCGCCTGCTGACATTAATGCTTGTGCGCCAACCTGTACACCGGTATTGACAGTATCTACTGCCATCTTCATGCCAGCACCGGCGGCAGCAAATGCATCACCACTGGCCATAGCACCTTGGGCTACTTGTAAAAATCCAGAAGTAACCTGGCCGATAACTCGTCCACTCATATAGCCTAAACCGCGGCTCAGTGACTGGAATTCGTCTGTAGCATCTTCAACTCCAAGAATCAATTTTGCGTATTGCTTACGCATCTTGTCAATTTCTTGAAGTTCCTTTTCACGGGACTTGGTAGTTTTTTCTAACAGTTCCGTTTCTTTGGCTTTATTTTCTTCTTCGGTGGGCATTTTTACCTATAAATATCTAAGTATATCAATTATATTTATAGGAAAAAATATGCCTCAATTACCAAATAATGCTAATGTAAACCCATTAGCTAAACATTTTCGCCAGCCTTCTGTTTACATAACACTAACCAGTGGGGGAAAGTATTGGAAAGACGGCTCGCTCGAGTTACCAGTTAATGGAAAAATTCCAGTATATCCTATGACTGCCAAAGACGAAATTGTGCTAAGAACACCCGATGCCTTAATCGACGGTACCAGCGTAGTACAGGTTGTGCAGAGTTGTTGCCCTAACATTAAAAATGCCTGGGAAATGCCCAGCGTTGATGTGGACAGCACCATAATTGCTATACGTATTGCCAGCTATGGACCAAATATGCCAGTTAGCTCAAAATGCCCCCATTGCGGTGAAGAACACGACTACGATGTTAATTTAAGCGATGCATTAGATAAAATTGTCATGCCCGATTATAGTCAACCAGTTAATGTTAGCAACGAGATAAGTGTTAAATTAAAACCAATGACTTATCGCCAGGTCAGTAAAGCTGGAAGTATTACCTATGAAGAACAAAGATTGATACAGACTCTCCAGGATGAAAATATGCCAGACGAGGAGAGAAAAATCAAATTCAACGGACATGTGCAACGCATGGTCGAATTAAGTGTAGAAAATGTAGCTGCTTGTACAGAAAGCATTACGGTTGATGGGTCAGACGAAGTAACAAACCCAGCGTTTATTAGAGAATACTATGCCAACGCTGAAACTAATGTCCTTAAACAAATTCAAGATAGAATACAAGAATTTGCCAATGTTATTAGTATCAAGCCAGTGGATGTAAAATGTACATCCTGCGACGCTTCATTTAAACTTTCAATTGATTTTGATTACTCAAGTTTTTTCGGCAAAGGCTTTTGATTCTCGGCAACGAAGATATCATAACGTTGCTTAACCGATACGATAGAGAATCAAAAGCCTTACGCGAAGAATTATTAAGAATGTGTTGGTATATGCGTGGTGGCATTACCTATGATGAGGCATTTATGCTCACTCAGGAAGAACGCGAACTTATTAACAAGATCATTAAAGAAAATATGGAAACAACTAAAAAGTCAGGATTGCCATTCTTTTAAGATCTCTAACGAGATCTGTTGTTTCGCTTTGCTCACAACATTTTTTTATTATTGATGTTTTTCAGTATCATCCAGATTTATCAGTCACACTTTGCCCGCTAAAGGGGCAAAATGAAATTGTAGCATCATCCGAGTAGCACAATCACTTAGCGTTAGAACTACATACTTACGTATACACAGGCGGTTGTCCGGTACCTGCTCGTTCTGTCTTTATACAACGGCGGTTTGTAAACATACGCTAACACATTTACAAACGTGTGAGATTTCCTCACTCTTTTAGCCTTTTCCTAATACTTTTCAAACAATCAAACCGCTTATAGGCGTATGCGATCCGGGTCCTGTTAAGGATACTGATTGAGTGCTCTCGGGCGCAGAGAGGCTTCCGTCCGGGTATAGTTAAATCCCTTGTCTTAGACACATGATGTTGACCTGTGCGAGTCTTAACTGCCTAATTTATTTTTTATATGGGAGCCATGGACACGGACTTGAATATGTCCGTTATAATAATCATCTGATTCTAAGACTTGGTGTCTAAATTGTTCTCTTGCTTCTATGTAACTACATTCTGCTTTGCTTTTGCAATAATATAGTATTTCTCTTGTAAAATTGTCAATGCCTAATTCAGCCACATCTTTGTTTAATTCAATATTTGAGCCATAATATGTTTGCCAATCCGAGTCTATCTTACCCTTAATTTTCTTGCGTTTCTTCTTGCCATTCTTTAGTTTAACCATACGATACGTAGTTTTGCTAAACTTTGCTAATTTTTTGCCAATATATTTCCTGCCAGACAGTTTATTAGTGATCAAATAAACAAATCCGACACAATCTTCGGGTAAAATTTCTACAATAGAGTTTTCGAATAACCATGACATGCATTGTAGTTATCTCTCTGTAACATGATAGTAATATAGTCTTGAAATTACGCAATATCTACATCTGTATTGTAACTTGTGTACCCGTTTTCCTTAACAACGTGCAGAGTATTGTTTACACGCCCTGCAAGTTCGTCTTTGTGCGACACTAACCAAATTGACTTGTTAGCTTCGCGACTCATCTTTTTCAGGATAGCCAGGCTGTTTTCCACGCCCGAGCTATCCATACCGCTGTCAACTAACTCGTCAATAAACAACAAGTTAATAGGCTGATATAAACTTTCCCAAACATCTCGGAACGCCCAGCTCAAGGATAAGATCAAGCGGTTACGTTCTCCCCGTGATAGGTTGTCAAAGTCTAAATCTCTTCCCAATTCCGTAATGCTTACGCTAAGATCATTGTTGAACTTAACGGTGTGTGGTAAGCCAATACGATCAAGGTACTGTCCCAAGCGGGCATTTAAGTAACTTAAATTCTGGTCAATAATACGTTTACGAATAAACGAATCTTTGTTTGTTAATAGTTTAAGCAAAAATTCCTGATGATCTTTTACATTTGTTAGATCATTGATTATATCAAATTTAATTTCTTCTACGCCTTGCGTTTGCATTTCTGCAATTTGTTCTGTGTACGGATCTTCTTCGGCCTGCTTGGTAGCTAATTGTGTAATCAAACTATCAACTGTGGCTTGATGATGAATAGCATCAGACTCTTTATCATAAAATGTTTCTGGACGAGGACCTAAACGGCCCAGCCCATCGTGAGCCGACTGTAGTTCAGCCAGTGTGGCAGCATGTGCTTCCGCTGACTCCTTTGCTCCAGCCAAATCTCTCTGCTTTTGTCCCAATACCTGTTGGTGCTTCTCGTCATGAAATTCCTGTCCACAGGTATGACACGTATGATTTTCCAACGAAACAAGTTCTGCTGTGATCTTAGTAATAGTTTTTTCTTCGCGGGCGACATCCATTTTGGATCTCGCAATCGCCGACGATAGTTCATTGATATTCTTGCGAGTTTGATCCCACGTTTTAAACGCTTGGTGTGCCTGAATCTCGGACGCGATGTCGATCTTCTGTAGCTCTTCAAGCGCCGTTTGTAATTTCTGTACCTCTTCTGCATGTTTAGTCACCCACAATGTTTGTCGACGCTTTAACGATTCTATTTGTTCTTCAATACGTTTGTTAGCATCGCCTACTGCTTTAATGCGAGCTTCTTCGGCAGTAATAGCATCTTTGGTAGCCTTATTAGCTTCTTTTAATCTGTCAGCCTTTTCAGACAACATAGTGATACCAAGCAACTGTTCAATAATAGTACGTTGATCATTGGCTTTAAGTGCTAAAAATGGTTCAGTATAGGTATTAAGTGCCACAATATGTTTGAACATGTCGTGACTCATACCTAACATACGTTCTATCTCTGCTTGTGTTTCTCTTGAATCGCCTTGTGCATCATCGGTAATTTCTCGTTCAACGCTACCCACAAAGAACTTCATTGTGTTGGGTTTACGTCCACGTTCGATTCGATAGCTTTCGCCATCCTTTTCAAAATCAATAGTAACCATCATATTCTTTTGGTTAGTTTTATTGATTAAATTATCTTTCTTGATGTTGGTAAGTGCGTTGCCATATAAGGCATAACTGAGTGCATTGATAATAGTGGTTTTACCCGTACCATTACGTGCTCCTGTGTCGTCGCCACCTAAATCTAAGTTTTCGCCCAAGACCAAAGTGAGATCTTGTCGATCAAAGTTTACTGCCTGAGTGGTATTACCCACGCTCATAAAATTCTTAACGGTTAGATCTTTTATTTTAAACATTAGTCAAGTATAGATTTATTTTTCTGAATAGTCAATTTTAGTTTTTTCTAAAATCTTGTCTTAGCGATTCGTGGTCAAGTTTGAATTCTTCGTATTTTTGTTTATTTAGATAAGCAACCTTATCAAATTGTAGTCGGCTGAACTTTTCTGATAACTTTGAATTAACGTCATCCAAATTAATCTGTCCTTGCCAAACCGCAATATAAATCTTTTGATATGCCACATCTACTACCACGTCAGCAGAAACACCATTTTGATTTACAATATCAGCAAGTTCACTGATTTGGAAATCTGTTTCGTTAATACGATAAAAGTTCGAACGCCCAAGGTGTGTGTAACCATCTACACTATTGCCGGCAAACAAATCTTCCAATTGAATAGTCTGCGGATAAAGAGCTGGACAACCCACGGATAATTTTCCATCAACAATGTTGACGTTAAAAAATTGGTCAACAGTATTGCCCATATAGTTTATTTGATAATTGTCTGTTGTGGTTGTTGCGTCTATAGTTCTTAATAGGATAGGCCCACAGGTCTCGTTGCCACCAAACATACTACGTAGACGTGCAACTCGAACCTTTTGTATTTTTTCCACATAGTCTGGAGTGATATAGTACCCACCAACAATAATATCAATGCTGTGTTCAAATTGCATTTCGTTTTTAATCATGTAATCTAACATGTTGTCCAACATAGATTTCCAGGATAACATCAATCGAGAAATTTTGTTTGCAATGACGAAATTGACAAACTCCTCAACATCATCGGTAAACTGACTGACAAATTGATAATGTTCGTCTGCACCAGCAAAACCCGGTAAAAAATTAGCCATTAATACAGCTGCATGATGCATATTGCGTACATGAGCAATGCGTTGATTTTTTAAATCAAGTACAACGGCATTACGTTTACCAATTCTATAGAGTTGTTGGTGTGTGTATGTTAATAATTTTGGCTCACCGGTAGTACCGCTGGAAGTAGTCCATAATAAAACATCATCCGGCGCAGAGAAAATCTTAGTAGATACGTTATTAAAAGTCGCTGGATTATCAATAGTATACTCGTGAAAAATATCTTCCTGCATGGTTTTTGTGCTGTAACGCCGGCACATGTTTACCAGACTGGGAGTATTTTTAGTTACATTATCGTAATAGATTAAATCAACAAACCCCCAGGATTTTACCAAAGTTTCCATTTTGCTTGAATAGCCATCTTCTCGTGTTGGCTTCTCGGGAAAAATTAAAATTTTTAATCCCAACTCTGCTGCAGCAAAAAATAAAGAAGTATAGGTAAAACTAACAGATTGATCGACCAGGCCAATACTCATGCCGGGTCGCATATGATATTTTTCAAATAGTATAATTTTCCAAAAGTTGATATTGTCGTTTAACTCTTGGTTAGTAAATGTATTTTTTTGATCGTGATAAGATAAATTCTGCGTGACGTAATCACGACTGATGACTTCCATTATAAACTCCTATAGATGTCTAACAATAAATTTTTATTAAATTGTTCGCTTTCGATACTGCTTAACTGCCCGTAGACAATTTGATCAACTGATTCAAATTCGATATTGCCCTGTATTTCATAATCAGTTAAGTCGGTAACCTTGGCAGGGATAAGCGTAATTTCACGTAAGTTGTAAGTGTCGATAAATGTTTCTTTGATAAAAGTAGCTTCTTCGTAGCTAATATCAATGTCTAAATTAACACGCACATGCATATTTGGTTTTAGCATGGCCTCTGTGTGTTTGAGCACATCCGACAAATTAAACACACGATACATGGGCTGATCAGGCCAGGCATAGTATACAGGGTCTTTGTCCCATTCTAATATCATAAGGCCTCTGTCATCGTCGCCGGCATCGGCATAGTTATGTGGAAAACAGTTGCCCAAATAAGTCACATTGCCGCGAGTCTGTCGCTTATGGAAATGTCCGGAAAACACATGCTCAAATCCGGCTAAGTCGTGCTTTGGATCCACTTCGCCGTGGTCGGGCATAGCTACCATAGCATTCATCAAGTATCCAGGCAGTTCAAAGTGCCCAAACATATACTTGCCTTTGAGCTTCTTTAATCGTTTGAAGTCGTCGCCCACAAGCCACGGAGCAATAGTGACGTCGCCGATAGTAGTCCAATCGTTACAAATATGGATGTTAGTAAGGTGTTTGGCCCACTCCACACTTTGTACATCACGCTTATCGCGATAATACAAATCATGGTTGCCTGGAATAAAGTATGTTTGATCAAAGTTAGCATTCAGGTGCTCCAGTGCTTGTAGACTGTATTGTAGCGTAAGGATGTTAATGCTGGCACGATTATTATGCCAGTCACCCAAAAACAAACAGGTGTCGCATCCTTCCTCTCGGGCTTTAGCAGTTGCCCACTTTACAAAATTTAAACAGTCTTCGTTGTGTAGCGTACTGTTCGACTTCAATCCAAAATGGATGTCCGTAAACACAGCCGCCTTCTTAAAAAGGTTAGTCATAGTATACTAATATAGAGGATTAAATGAGCGAAGTCAAAGACTTATTCGTCCGAGTCGTGACTTGCACCACCACCACTACCCCATTGTCCACCACCGGAGCTCATGCCCTGGCGTGTATAGCTTGGCATCAAGCCATTCTGTTCCATAATGTCATCGCGTAGGTTTTGGTTACGCTTTTCAATATTTAGAACACGAGTAAATGAGTTTGTAATTGCTGCTGTATAATAAGCAAATGGATTTTGTGACTTAGCTTCGTCAAACTGTAGACCAATTTGACTTAACTGTAAGAGTGCTTGACTACGCATTTCGTCATTGTAGGTATAACCACGCCAGTTGCTACGTGTAGCATAGCGTTCACATAATTTAATAAACATATGAGCCAGTTTAGGAGTCATCTTGCCGTGATCTTTGCTAAACTTGCCGGTCTTTAATCCACCGGCCCAATGACTTTTACCCACAAGTTCGGGTTCGCCTTGGTCGTTTAATTTATAGTGTTGGAATGGAGGAAAGTTTACCTTGACGTATTTGGTATGAGTAGTGTCTAATTCGTCGTATTCAGTTAATAACGGATCCTCGTCATCTTCAATTTCCAAGGCATTCATACGTGCTTTTTTAGTTTTAGCATCGTCAACTGGAATATGATCCCAAGTCATTACTCGGAATACTACATCTGTGTCAGGGACATCTTTGAGTTTAACTTCAAATTCGTCTAATTTACGCTTAACACCATCTTTGGTAGCTTCTTCGTGTGCTAATTTAGCCAATCGTTCAGCACGGTTTTTACGTGCCTCTAACGTGTTCTTTTTGTTGATTTTTTCTACCGATGGTAAAATAATATCATAATCCGCATACTCTTGTTTGGTATAGCTACAGTAGGTAGTTTTACTTTTGTGTATTTCTTTGAGTATGTCTTTGTTGTTTAAATAATTGTGTTTCATTTTAATGGTGTCTCCCGACAAGTCAGTGCATACTAACATATTACATATCCTGTGTCAACCGATTAATAATAGCCGTTTATTTTTTGAATAAATATTATATATTAGGGC